GGCGGCAGCATCCGCTTCAGCACAGCCGATTTTCGTTCTGGTGAATATCCCACGTCATTGTCCTATCCCGCCCACCTGAGAAATAGAGAAAAGTAGAGTAGCGGACAACATCCCTGACAGAGGGGGAGCAGTGGGGCTGCATTCGCATCGAGTTTGGCTTTAACAACACAGAGAGAGTGTCGTGGATCTCTTGGTGAGACCTTTCCAAGTTTTGCAGGTTTGGCCACCTCAACAACCGCGTAACCCTCTCGCGGGTCCACGCAGAAAAGGCGGGTATTTGCGACGTTCTGTGTCTCGTTCTCTATCGGCAGGGTCCAGCCGGCATCGACGAGTGAATGATATGTTCCTCGCCCACTCGTATCTGCGACAAGGATCTCGATTGGTTTCGAGAGTTGCAGTCTCAAGCCATCATTCGCGATCCAGGCCGCGCCTTCCGCGATGATGCGGTCTCCGTTTTCAAGCTTGGGAACTCGACCGATGAACCTTTCTGTGAGGCCGTAACGGATAGCAGGCATGTTCACCATACCGCCGGTAGCCAGGCAAAGTTCTATGTCCTGATACGTGAGGTTTGCCTGATCGAGAGTTTCATCGATCCGGGCCAGCCCGCGGGAGACAATCCCAGCGCTCAAGTCTTCGAGTTCGGAACGGGTAACGGATGCAGTCAGGTTCTTACCAGAACCGTCTACCTTGAGGTAATTCCTTACGATCACATCCTCAATGTCGGTCTTTGGATCCGACAGGTGAATTTTCAGTATTTCGCACTGGTGCAGCAGCTTTGCAGCCATGCCTGGCTGTTCCAGAGCGGTGATGTCCTCAATGTCATGCTTGGCAGAGTGCTTTTCTCTCAAGTGGTTTCTAAGACGCTCATCAAACTTGTCGCCACCTATCTCGTTGTCGCCGAGGTTCTTGATCTGCATGATAGCGCCACCAGCGATGCGACAGAGTGTCAGGTCAAGCGTGCCGCCGCCCCAGTCGAAGACGAGGATCGACCTTCCCTCCAAGCGTGCCAGTTCACGCGAGAGATCGGGCAAAGATCTGAGATACGCATAAAGTGCAGCTACGGGTTCGTGAACGAACTGGATGACCCCGATGCCAGCTTTTCGTGCCGCCTCGCGCAAGGAACGCCGTTCAGGACCTCCGAAATCAACCGGTATAGTAAAAACTGCTCTCGCAAGCTCATGTCCAGATGCGCTCCCACGGGCTTTCGCGGCATCGGCTTTCAGATGCCGGAGGACTTCGGCAACAGCGTCCGTAGGCTCGATTGGGCGACCATCAACGAAGACGGGACCATTTCGGCGGAGGGACATCTTGGGAGAGCGGACGAAGCCCGGAGGAGCGCCAATATCAGTGATGTCCATGTTCTGCCGAGCTTCGCGACCGACCACGACATCCGATCCCCTATACCAGATGACGGAAGGATGCGGGCGCTGGTTGACTTGATCTACCAAGGGCAACACCCTGTCTCCCACGGCAACCGCCGCAAGACTGTTTGTCGTTCCGAAGTCGATGCCAAAAATCATTTCACTCATTCCTTTGCCCCTTCAATCACGGAAGCGGCTGCCTTCATTCGTCGCAGAGCTATACCCGGCTCCGGCGGATCGATTTCGAGAGCGTCAATGGCATCGTTGAGGAGGGGGCCAAGTTTCTCTCCGAGGAGTACCTTCTGTCCTGCCTTCGTCTCAGTCAGATCGTGTCCCCAATGCTGCCTCTCGTTAGAAAGCGTCTTCTCAAGCTCGGAAACACGCTTTTCATGTTCGGCTATTGTCTGTCTCGCGATGACCAGTTCTGTCCGCAGCCCCTCGATTTTGGTGCGTGCTATGTGCAAGCTATGACGCAAATCGGTGGAGGTATTCCTTTCCTTGTCGCGGTCTTCGTTTGCTGACTTGACCAATTCGTCGCCCAGCCCTGCCATCGCGACGGCAATCTGCAACTCCCGACTCTTACCTTTTTGGATAACTTCCTGGGCTTTGCTCGAATTCACGATGAAGGCAGTCTGTAGGTCCTCAGCAACCTGCCAAGCGCTTAGATTACGCTTCTCCATCAGCCAGCAGACAGTTATGCGGAGCCACGTTTCTGCGTGCTTTCTTTCCTCTTTCTTCTCGGAGCCAAGTGCCGCCCCGAGCTCGGTCAGTACTGTCTTCAAGATACGCCTTGTATTGTTCTCTCCCGGATTAAACGCGTCGCCGAAGTGCTCCTTTAGGCGCGCAAGAGCTGCGCTCCAGATCCAAACGTCAACACTTTCAGGCAGCGAGGAATACGCCATCAGAGCCCACAAGCGTTCCCCCTCAGGATCTTTATACGCCATTATTTTTTCTGCAGCCGCTCGATCTGACTGCTGAAATCGCTTCACTTCGTGCTTGCGCAGTACCTTGAAAAATGCCGAAGGGCTTGCGCGCTTCTCCTTGAAATACCCGCTCAAGGTAGGTTCAATCTCGATTTCCTCGACGGACCCCTCCCCCGAAACCGTCACATTCTCAGCTTGAGGCGCATCGAACGGTTGTTCGGTTTTAGTTTCGGGCGTCTTGTCGTTGTCTGTCATGTTGATACTTGCTCCAGATATTCACGGGCCCATCGGCTGAAGGGATAGACCTCGGCAATTTGTGTCAGCGGCTCGGTTATGCTCTCCCTTGCTCCCAATCTCCAGGCGAACGCCGCCCAAATCGCATAGGCTTTCTGGTGATCACTTTCATCAAGGAGGTCGGACTGAGCTAGGCCCCTGCATTCATCGTCAAGAATGGGGCTCCACCGCGGTTGTGCAACAAGCCGGGAGGCCATCTCGAGAACTCTCCACGTGCCATGGTCTACCGGACACACGGGGCGATGGCTGACACTTTCTGAACTTGAAGGTAAGGCGTCATGGTCTGGGTCCCGGAGCAGATCATTCGCGAGATCCAGCTTCAGGTAACCCGTCCGCCTGCGGTTGCCTTCAAAGTCATTCATCGAGAAACGAATGAGGCTCGCGATTAGGATTGCTAGTGGGCACTGAAAATCTTCCAGGATGTCGAGAGCAGTCCCATAGAGTTCCCGATATCGATAAAGTGGAGTCGTCAGGTTTTGCCCTTCTGAGCGTTCCTTCAAAAGGATACCCAAGCAGTAGTTGGCAAGGCCAGAAGCGTATTCCTTCCCAGCGCCTTGTGTCCTTTGATCGGAAAGAAAAGTGTCGATCGAACCACGAGTGATCGCCGCGGAAACAAGAGTTTCTGTGAAAGCCTTCTCGACGCTGGTTATAGCCTCCGAGTCTGCAATTCGGAAAGAGATGCCATAGAAAGACGTCACTGGAGCCGCGTTTTTCTGCTCAGAATTCACCAATTCGAGCTTAATTTCTGCTTGTGATGTCCAGACTAAGAGCTTGTTCAGTTCGACGGCATTCATTTGCTTTGGTTTCGTCCCGTTGATATGAACTTTTGCGAAACTTGTATTTGCTAGCGCGATATCGGCTGGAGCGAGATACGAGCGAACAATATCTTTTACGGCCGGCTCTTTTCCACGGAACATGATAAGCGGCCGTTCGACCCGGTGACTGGCATAGACGTGATCGTTAAACGCTGGTTGCGCGGAAAATGCCAAGGCACAGAAAGGGCAGGTAAAAACCGGCTCTATGACCTGAGAGGGATCAAGAATTCTTCCTGTGCTCTCATAGAACGCATCAAGATCGTCTTCGCGAATCCAGCCAAATGTAGGCATGCCTCCTCCCCCGAACAAATAAAAGGTGTGGGAACTTCACCGCCCCGTCTAAATCACTGACATCTTTCAGACTATTCAATTCTGCGCATGCCCAGCAAGCGAAATGTTTCTTGCTTCTACATAGGCACGGGCTGGTCTGCTTCGCCGTAACGGTATACGTGCTGGCTAAAGTAGAGTGCACGGTCAGTGTGAAGGTCCGCTTCGGAAGCGTGGTTATAACTGTTTGCCGCGCCTGCATCAGCCCGTATCCCACCCTTCGGGTTGCGCTTGAGAAATCATTCCAGGATTTGGCTGGCGGCTGCATGAGGGCACTCAAGCCACTCATCCAGCTTGGACCAGCGCCGCCGCCCCGATACGTTTTTCACGGCGATGGCCACCGACTTGCGCTGACCGACAATCACCACGAGGCGCTTGCCACGGGTGATCCCGGTATAAAGCAGGTTGCGCTGAAGCATGGCGTAATGCTGCGTCAGGACCGGGATGACGACAGCCGGATATTCGGACCCCTGGCTTTTGTGGATCGTCGCGGCGTAGGCCAACACCAGCGTGTCGAGTTCCCCGAACAGATAGCTCACGGTCCGGCCGTCGAAACTGGCGGTCAGTTCTCCCTCGTTGAGATCGACACCTTCAACGTAGCCGATGTCACCGTTGTAGACCTCCTTGTCGTAATCGTTCTCGATCTGCATGACCTTGTCGCCCGGCGCGAAGGTCGAGCCGAAGCGTTCCACCTTGTTTTCCCCCAAGGGGTTCAGCGCCGCCTGAAGTTCGATGTTGAGCGAGCGGGCGCCGACACCGCCCCGATTCATTGGACAGAGAACTTGGATGTCCCGAATGGGATCCAGACCAAAACGCTTCGGGATCCGGTTTTTGACCATATCCAGAATGCGCACGACGGCCTGCTCCGGGTCTTCGGCCGGCACAAAATAGAAATCGCTCTCGCCGTCCGGCTTGGTCAGGTCCGGTATCTGGCCCTGGTTGATCCGGTGGGCGCTGGTGATGATCTTGCTCTGGGCGGCTTGCCGGAACACTTCCGTCAGTCGCACGACCGGAATCGCGTTCGATCCGATGATATCGGCCAGCACCTGCCCGGGGCCGACTGAGGGCAACTGGTCGATGTCTCCGACAATCAGGACCGCAGCGTGATTTGGTACGGCCTTGAGCAGCGAATGCATCAGGGAAATGTCGACCATCGAGCTTTCATCAACGACCAGCAGATCGCACTCGAGCGGGCTTTCCTCGTTGCGCTTGAAACCGAACGTCTTCGGGTCAATTTCCAGCATGCGGTGGATGGTCTTCGCTTCCATACCAGTCGCTTCTTTCATCCGTTTGGCGGCCCGCCCGGTCGGGGCGCACAGCAGCAGCGTGACCGCCTTTGCCGCCAGGATCTGCAGGATCGAGTTGACGATGGTGGTCTTGCCCACGCCGGGGCCGCCCGTGATCACCATGACCTTGGAGCGAAGCGCGAGACGAATGGCCCCAGCTTGTGTCGGAGCAAGGGTCAGACCGGTCTTCTTCTCGATCCAGGGAAGCGCCTTGTCGGCATCGATATCAGGCCAGGGACGAGGGCCCGAGACGAGATGGCGGAAACGATCCGCGACACCTTTCTCTGCATGGTAAAGCCCGTTCAGGAAGACGCAGGGGGTATCGGCCACGGTGTCGGCCGTCACGGTACCTTCGGTCAATTCCAGGTCGATCGCGGTCTGGATCAGGTCTTCAGGAACCTCGAGCAGTTTGATGGATAGCGGGATCAGCTCAGCAAGCGGCAAACCGCAATGACCGTTGCCCATGGCTTCGGTCAGGGCATAGGAAATTCCGGCGCGCACACGGATCATGGCGGTCTTTTCGATCCCGAGTTTCTCGGCGATCAGATCCGCCGTGCGGAACCCAATGCCGCGAATATCCCGCGCCAAGCGATAGGGATCCTCGCTCATCACCTGCACGGCGTCGATGCCATAGGTCTTGAAGATGCGCACGGCCCGCGCGGTTCCAACCCCGTGACTGTGCAGAAACACCATGATCTCGCGGATGACCTTTTGGTCGGCCCATGCGGACGTGATCTTGTCAGCGCGTTTCGGCCCGATGCCATCGACTTCCCGCAAGCGCGCAGGCTCGGCCTCAATCAGGTCAAACACGTCCTCGCCGAACATCTTGACCATCCGTTTGGCGTACACCGGCCCGATGCCCCGGATCATGCCGGAGCCAAGGTATTTCTCGACGCCATCGAGCGATGTAGGTGCGGAGGTTTTCAGGAACCGTGCGCGGAATTGCAGACCGTGCGTATGATCATTGGTCCATTCGCCTGACGCGGTCACCCATTCCCCCGCAGAAATCATCGCCGCATGACCGATCGTGGTCACGAGATCCCGGTGGCCGCGCGCCTTGATGCGCAGGACGCAAAAGCCCGACTCCTGGCTGTGGAAGGTCACCCTTTCAACTAGGCCCGCCAGAACCTCGGTTTCTGGAGCGTTGTTTGTCAATCGACTGCTTTGAGGGCTGTGCCCTTGGATCGCGCCATTTCCGCCATTGCTTTGTCAAAGGCAGGTCTCGGAATATTGACCAAAGCAAATCTCGTCTTTTCCGAAGGATGGCCCTCATCCAGCGCCTCGATCACTAACTCTACGTTTTCTTCGTTGGCGTAAACTTCAACTGTGATTTCAGCATTATCAAAGTCGACTTCATGGCGGCGGCCATTATTACCGCGAATGATGACATGGCTCACTTTTCATATCTCCCGTGCAAACCAGCGAATACGCCCGATGATATTGATCTCCTCCGCCGTGCATTCATAGGGTCTGTAGAGGGGGTTGTCAGAAATGATGCGCACGGCGGGCGGATCGCTGTTGGGAACGTGTTCGAGCCGTTTGGCGACCAGCCCCATGCCGTCATGCACCACGAAGATCCCAGGCGGGTTGGGGGTGCGGCGGGTCATGTCTACCAGCACAGTATCGCCGTCGAGCAGGGTCGGTGCCATGCTGTCACCCGCGACATGCATGATGCGGAGCTGAGACGGGCTGGCCTTGAGGCTGTCCTTTATCCACGAGCGGCGGAAGTGATAGGCCCGGCCGGGCGTGTCACCATCTTCATTGCCCACGACGGCCCCACCGCCCATCGCCGGGCGGGGACTGGCATGGGCAATCGCCACAAAGGTATCGTCGGGATTGTCGATGAAGGGTGACGCGCCTTCTACCTCGCCGATGCCGTGGATCAGCCAATCGCGATCCACCTTCAACACCCGGGCGACATCGGCCAGCCGGTCGATGCCGGGGCGCACGGATCGCCCGCGCAGGATGTCATAGACGAAGGAGCGGTTGACCCCTGCCATTTCTGCGACATGGGCCGGTGCCAGGCCAAGCTGATCTGAGCGGGCGCGCAGGCGGTCGGCCAAGGTGTGGTTCTCTCTCATGTTGTCCCCAGCGCTATGTGGATAAGATAGGATAAGACAGGATTTAATTGGGATCGTCAAGCGGCTAGAACAAAAGCCAGACACTTTGCATCGGAATCGGGGGACAGGATGGAGATCGAGAAGGCATATTTTACCCTCCCAGAGATCCTCGACCGCTGGTCGCTTCCCGAGGCAGACCTGATCTACCTTGCCGAAAACGACAAGCTGCGCCTGTCAGTGAGGGTGTTTGGCCTGCCTGTCGAGTTCGGCGATCACGAGATGACGGATGACGGCCGACGCTACAATGTTCCTGTGGAACGAAAGCACTTCAGCGGGCTCGTGGATCTTAACGCGCGTGATGCATTTCGGTTGTTTCGTTGTGGCGAACTGGTTGTGACCGAGTTTCGGACCCCGAAGGCAGATTATGCGTCACTCTGGGATGACTCGGAACCAGTGTTGTTCAATGTCGGAGATCTGCTGCTCCGCCGCGAAGAGCGGGATCGTTTCGAAGCAAAATCAGGGTTTTCTGGGGCGCGGGCCGAGGCTGCGCAGCCGACGTTTCTGGCATCACCGGACTATCATCACGTCCGCTGCCAGGGACGTGAATTCCGGCTGGGCCCGATCCAGGCGCAGGTTGTGCGGGTGCTGCATGACGCAGCACGCGCCGGCAACCCCTGGCTAAGCGGCAAGGCGATCCTGTCGGCTGCGGGCTCGAGAAGCATGAAGATGTCCGACGTCTTCAAATCCCAGAAGCACTGGCGCGACCTCATCGCCTCGAATCAGCGCGGGCTCTACAGCCTCGCAGGCGTCTGACCGAGCGCAAGTTTTCCGGGGCGATTCGATCCCTCTACTGGCTGCGGTGGGGGATGGGGTGTGGGGCCGCAGTGGGATGGTGATCCCCCTCCCGGCATCAGCACCTTGTTTCGCAAGGCCGATCTGATCCCCCTCCGTATCCCACTATGACCCCGACGACATCCCACAGCCGAATATTGCATCTTGTTCCCGACAACCAACACCGGGAGACAACGATGCAGCAAAAGACTTGCCTCACTCAGACAGACCTCGCGCGGCGCTGGACGATCTCCCCCCGCACGCTGGAACGCTGGCGCTGGGTCGGGGAAGGCCCCGTTTACATGAAGATCGGCGGGCGGGTGGTTTACCGGCTCGATGACATTCTTGCCTTTGAGCAAGCGCAGTTGCGCCAGAACACGACCTCGGTCGTCGGGGCAGGGGCGGCATGATGATGGCCAGTTTTAAGCTCGCTCATGTGGCGCCGATCTACGCATCGACCGACGAGATCGCCTTCTGCGCATGGGTGGCACAAGCCGCGCCCGGCGAGACACTCGTCTACCATCGCGGCTTTCTCGCCGTCGATGCGACCGGCGTTGTTTCCAAACTGCTCTCTGATCAACAGCGCGCATTGCGCCTAGTGGCCTCTGCCGCCTTGCGCGCCGCCGAACAGGATCTGGTCCACCTCGTGCAGGCCCGGATCGGCCCCGACCAGTTCGCCTACATCGCCGTTGCCCGGCGCAAACCACGCAAGGCCGGTGCCTCGATTTCGGTGCGCCTGCTCGAGGCCGCCTGATCCGCCCTATTCCCCAACAAGGAGACCCAAATGCCTTTTCCCGACAACACTCCCGACATCAACGAGTTGATCAATTTGCCCGTGGGTGAAATTGCTCTGCTTCCAGTCGACCTGCTGGCCGTCCTGCAGCGCGAGATCGACGCGGCCGCCAAACAGATGAAGGCCGTCACCACCCGCCTCAACGCCGCGCTGGAGGTCCGGTTTGCCGCACGCGCTGCCGAAGAGCGCAGCGCTTCGGGCAAGGACACCGGCACAGTGCGCTTTGACGAGGGTGATTTCACCATCGTCGCCGATCTTCCGAAAAGGGTGGATTGGGATCAGAACCGGCTTGCCGCCATGGTCGAGCGCATCCGCGCCGCTGGCGACGACCCTGCCGAATATGTCGAGATCAGCTTCAAGGTGCCGGAACGCAACTATGTCGCTTGGCCTGACGCCATCCGTCAGGGTTTCGAGCCCGCGCGCACAGTGCGGACCGGCACGCTGAAGGTCGAGATTCTCCCGCAAGGGGGTGCCTAATGACAGCGCTCGTAGTGGTCGTCGCCGATGCCCAGAATCTTCCGGCCCTGATCGACCGCGCGGCCAAGATGCTGGCCGGGGCAAGGACGGCCGCCGAGGTGCTGGAAGCGCGCGATGTTGCGTCACTCGCTTATGATGCCGCAAAGCGTGCGTCTCGCTTCCAGCGCGCAAAGGCCGCTCATGACGACCTGATTGCAGCAACGCATCGGGCTCAGGCCGATGCGCTGGAAATCGAGGCACTCGCGAAGCGCCGGCTGGCGGACGAATACGACGCCGCACAGGCTCGCGGTGAGGTCAAGCGTAACGGTGGCAACCGAAGCACTGTTGAAGATCGCAACACTGCCACCGCAGCTGATCTCGGCCTGCGCCGTGACCAGATCCATGAGGCACGCCAGCTCCGCGACGCCGAGGTTGCTGATCCTGGCATCGTTCGCCGCACCCTTGATGAGCGGTTGGCCCGCGGCGAGGAACCCACACGGTCTGCAGTGCGCCGCGCGGCAGACGAGCGGTTGCAGCGGTCGATCAACCGGCTGCGGCGCACACAGGAAAGTGTCCCGCGGCTTGAGGAAACGAAAGCACCCGCTCTCACGCCAGCGGAGCGCGCCCGCCAGGTCGCGGTATTCGGCACGCCGGAAGACCGCGCCATCCACGAGCGCATCGTGGAAATCGTCGAACGGATCGACGAGCAGCCCGCCCCTGCGGAGGCGGTCCGTCGCATCCCGTCGGCATCACGTTACGCCATCGACCTCGCGCCGATCCGGCGCGCGGCGGCCTGGCTGACCGAATTCACCACCCTTTACGAACAGGAGGTCCAGAATGGGACAGATGCGTTTGAATGATGTTGTCGCCGAGATCATTGGCGAAGTGATTTCCGGTCGAGCGATCAACAAGCGACAGGCTGCTGTCGATCGCTGGGACGAAATTGATGCGGACGGCCAGTATCTCGCGGGCATCGACGGTGTTGTAACTCGGATCGATCACCGCGCACGGTCCCTCAAACTCAAGGCCGAAAAATCAGCCGAAAGCCAACAGGTGGAATTGCCCTTCCACCTCCCGGCTGCTGTGGCCATGGATCTCGAAGGCACGACGCTGATTGCCACGCGCAACCTGTCGCGTGCCGCGTTCGAACGCGCCATCGACATCCGCCGCATCCAGATCGCCCATGACAGCGCCGCACTTCGCGAATGGCGCAATGCGCTGCGTCAAGCGGACCGGTTCTGGACCGATCATCCGGAATGGTGCTTCGGGCAATGCCTCGACGCCATCCTCGCCGCGACGCCGGGATCGGTGGACTTGCCGGAGTTGGCAGCATGACCGGCACGCTTCCCATCATCACCGCCGACCAGCGGCTGGCCGAACCGCGCGGCATCAAAGGCTGCATTTTAGGGGGCAGCGGCATCGGCAAAACCAGCTTGCTGTGGTCGCTGAATGCCACCACGACCCTGTTCATGGATCTCGAGGCGGGCGATCTCGCCATCGAGGGCTGGAAGGGCGACACGATCCGGCCGCGTACCTGGATGGATTGCTGCGATTTCGCGGTGTTCATTGGGGGCCCGAACCCCAGCTTGCGCGACGACCAGGCCTACAGCCCCGCGCATCACGCCGCCGTTTGCCAGAAGTTCGGCGATCCTGCCGTGCTGGAACGCTACGAGACGTTGTTCGTCGACTCGATCACCGTCGCCGGACGGCTGTGCTTTCAGTGGTGCAAGGGCCAGCCTGAGGCGTTTTCGGAAAAAACCGGCAAGCCGGATGTCCGGGGGGCTTACGGGCTGCATGGCCGCGAAATGATCGCCTGGCTCACGCATCTGCAGCACACGCGCCGCAAGAACATCTGGTTCGTCGGCATCCTCGACGAGAAGCTTGATGACTTCAACCGCAAGGTGTTCTCGCCCCAGATCGATGGGGCCAAGACCGGGCTGGAGCTGCCGGGGATCGTCGATCAGGTGATCACAATGATTGATGTGCCCGATGCGAAGGGCCAACCGCAGCGCACCTTCGTCTGCCAGACGCTGAACCCTTTCGGCTATCCGGCCAAGGACCGCTCCGGGCGGCTCGAGGTGCTGGAGGTGCCGCATCTGGGCAAGCTGATGGACAAGATCCACGGGCCGCTAATCCCAGCGTCACGCCGCCTGACCTATGAGCCTCTGACGCTGCCCAAGCCACCCGCGGGCACAAATCCTGACGGCACCAATACCTCCCAAACCACCCAACCCAACTGAAAAGGACCTGATCCATGACCGGACTCTGGAACGACTTCAACTCCGCACATTCCAACAGCGATGTGATTCCCAAGGGCACGCTGGCCAAGGTGCGTCTGATCATCCGCCCCGGCGGCTTTGACGATCCGTCGCAGGGCTGGACCGGGGGCTACGCCAAACGCGGCGCCACCGGCGCTGTCTATCTTGATGCCGAATACACCGTGGTCGAGGGGCCATACGCCAAGCGCAAGATCTGGTCGCTGATCGGGCTCTACAGCCCCAAGGGTCCGGATTGGGGCAATGCCGGGCGTGGCCTGATCAAGGGCATTCTGAACTCGGCGCGTGGCATCGGCGACAAGAACAACTCGGCGCAGGCACAGGCCAAACGCCGGATCAGCGGCTTTGCAGAGTTGGACGGGATCGAATTCATCGCCCGGATGGACATCGGATCCGACACCAACGGCGACGACAAGAACGAGGTCCGCTCAGCCGTTACGCCCAGCCACCGCGATTATGCACAGCTGATGGGGCAGGTTGGGTCTGCGCCGATGCAAGGTTACAGCCAGCCCCCGGCAAACAATGCGCTGCAGCAGGGCTATGTCGCCCCGGCTCCGGGCTACGCAGCACCCACCCCGCAACCGCAGACTCCGCAAACCCCTGCGACCCCCGGTTTTTCCGGGCGTCCCAGCTGGGCTGAGTGAGGGGGAGCCATCATGCGGCTGCGTCCCCGTCAGAAAACTTTTGTTGAGCGCAGCCTTGCTGCGCTTGACGCCCATGGCAACACGCTGGGCATAGCGCCGACCGGAGCGGGCAAGACGATCATGCTGTCGGCGGTCACGGGTGAGGTGATCGGCGCCAGCGCCGCCAAGGCCTGCGTGCTGGCGCACCGCGACGAGCTGACTGATCAGAACCGGGGCAAGTTTGCCCGGGTCAATCCGGGCCTGACCACCTCGGTGGTCGATGCCAGTGCCAAATCGTGGGCGGGTCAGGTGACCTTCGCCATGGTGCCGACGCTGGCCCGGACCGGCAATCTCGCCGCCATGCCGAAGCTCGATCTTTTGGTGATCGACGAGGCGCATCATGCGGTGGCGGCAAGTTACCGCCGCATCATCGACCATGTTCGCAATGCCAACCCTGACGCGCGGATCTTCGACGTTACCGCCACCCCAAACCGCGGCGACAAGAAGGGTCTGCGCGAGGTGTTCGATAATGTCGCCGATCAGGTGCGGTTGGGCGAGTTGATCGCCTCGGGCCATCTGGTCCCACCGCGCACATTCGTGATCGATGTCGGTGTGCAGGACAAGCTGCGTGCCGTGCGCAAGTCGCTGGCGGATTTCGACATGGCAGAGGTCGCGTCGATCATGGACCGCGCGCCGGTCACCGACGAGGTTATCCGCCACTGGAAGGAGAAAGCGGGTGACCGGCAGACGGTGGTGTTCTGTTCCACAGTCGCTCACGCCGCGCATGTCACGGAAGCCTTTAACGCCGCAGATGTGCCTGCCGGGCTGATTCATGGTGATCTGCCAAGCGAGGATCGCCGCCAGGTTCTGGCAGCATATGCCGCGGGAGGGGTCCGCGTGATCGTCAACGTGGCCGTGCTGACCGAAGGTTGGGATCATCCGCCGACTTCCTGCGTCGTGCTGCTGCGCCCCTCATCCTACAAATCCACCATGATCCAGATGGTCGGGCGCGGGCTGCGTACCATTGATCCGGAGGAACACCCCGGTGTCATCAAGACCGACTGCGTTGTATTGGATTTTGGCACCTCAAGCCTGATCCACGGCACGCTTGAGCAGGATGTTGATCTCGACGGCAAGACCGGGACTGGAGACGCCCCGACCAAGGTGTGCCCGGCCTGTAGCGCCGACATTCCTCTGGCCTGCTTTGAATGCCCGCTTTGTGGCGAAGTGTTTGAGCGCGAGGAGGACTTGCGCTCACAAGAGGCCGATGATGGGACGCTGACCGGCTTTATTATGACGGAGATCGACCTTCTGAAGCGGTCCAGCTTCGCCTGGATCGACCTGTTCGGGGCCGATGACGCGTTGATGGCAAATGGGTTCAACGCTTGGGGCGGCATCTTCTTCCTCGAAGGTCGCTGGCATGCGGTCGGCGGTGCAAAGGGCCAAAGCCCCCGGTTACTGGGCATTGGTGAGCGGACCGTCTGCCTCGCGCAAGCTGATGATTGGCTGAACGAGGTCGAAACCGATGAGAGCGCCTTCAAGACGCGCGGCTGGCTGAAACAGGCCGCCACGGACAAGCAGCTGCAATACCTGCCGCCCGCATATCGGCAGGATTACGGGCTGACCCGCTATCACGCCTCGGCGCTGATGACGTTTACCTTCAACAAACGGGCGATCCGTCACCTCGTCATGACCGCCGCCCCCGACCAGCGGAGGGCCGCATGAGCCGTATCGCGCAAATCCTGTCCCCGCCCCCGGCGGCTGAGGATCGACAGCTGCCTGCGCGCAACGGGCATCTGCGCCCAAGCCTTTGCGCTGTCTGCACATCCCGCACCCGAGGTTTCGGTTGGTTCGATCCCCACCAGCCGCGCCCGCACCAAACCCGCCGTTGGTTTTGCTCAATGGGCTGCCAGGCGGCCTTCACCCTCAAAGCCCGAAAAGGATTGAACATGGTCGATTTCACCGAAGAGGAAACGCGAGTGCTGCCCGCCGTCATGCGCGCGCTCGCCCCGGAGATGGAACGCATCGGCTGGGACCGCTCGCTGGGCCAGCTGACCCGAAACGACATGCACCGGCTGATCGTGACGATCATCAAGGCATTCCGCGCCGAGATGGCCGAGATCGCCAGCCAATCGGAGATCCCCTTCTGATGCTGGACTATAATCACAGGCCCAGCTTTGCCGATAAGGTGAACGCCGCAGTCGACGCGGCGCTGACCACCGACAATGCCGCACGCACGCCACGCGATTACCTCGGCGGCTCGCGCCTAGGCCATGCCTGCGAACGCGCTTTGCAGTTCGAGTTCACGCATGCGCCCAAGGACGAAGGCCAGGATTTCAGCGGCCAGTTGCTGCGCATCTTTGCCATAGGCCATGTCCTTGAGGATCTGGCGGTGGCATGGCTGCGCGGCGCGGGCTTTGATCTTTACACGCGGAAGGGCAATCGCCTCGATGGTGGCCAGTTCGGCTTCTCCATCGCTGGCGGGCGCATCCGTGGCCATGTCGATGGCATCATTGCCGCAGGCCCCGAAGGCTTCGGGTTGGCCATTCCCGCACTCTGGGAATGCAAGACGATGAACGCCAAGAATTGGCGGCTCTGCGTCAAGGATGGCGTCACCAAGTCCAAGCCAGTCTACGCCGCCCAGATCGCGGTCTACCAGGCCTACATGGACGCGACGGTCCCCGGCATCGCGGCCGCGCCAGCGCTATTTACGGCAATCAACAAGGACACCGCCGAAATGCACCACGAGCTGGTGCCGTTCGACGCGGATCTGGCGCAGCGGATGTCGGATCGCGGTGTGCGGATACTGCAGGCCACGGACGCGGGCGAGCTGCTGCCGCGCATCGCACAGAACCGCGATTTCTTCGAATGCCGCTTCTGCCCATGGGCGGAGCGCTGCTGGGGGATGCCGATATGACCGACACACCCAAAGACCCGCCCCGTTCACCAGATCAATTCGAGGGAACCAAAATGAGTACTGATCACGACGATCACCACGCGCCGTCCGACACGCCGCCGCCCATCGACCAGCCCAAAGAAAACCTGATCCATTTCAACCCATGGCGGGATTTCAACGATGCGGTCTCGCAGGTGGATGTCTTCGGAGACGAGCCGGACCCCGCGCAAATCGCGCAATTCATGGGGGTGGTCTTCGGCTACTGCGACGGGCTGATCCCTGTGCGCAGTTTTATCGACAAGGGCCAAGGCATCGATGGTCGCCCGCACAACATCTGGATAGAGGCGGATCAGGCCACCCCCGATAAGATGGCCACCTTTGCCACATGGGCGTCGCGTGAGGGTGCAGCGGTCTACGTCATTCCCGGTACAGTCGCGGCCCCCGGCCAGGCAAAGGCGGCTGAAATCCTGCAGATGCAGACCGTGGTCGTGGATATCGACACCGGCGATATTGCCGCCAAGCGCGCCCATCTCGAACGCCATCTGGGCGCACCGACCATGGTCGTTGAGAGTGGCGGCGTGACGCCTGAGGGGCAGCGCAAGGCCCATGTCTGGTGGAAACTCAGCGAGCCTGCCGAGGGAGATGACATTCGCCGGGTGTGCCGCCTGCGCGGTGACATCGCGGCCAAGGTCGGCGGGGACATGCACTTCCGCTCTGCGCACCAGCCGATCCGGGTGGCAGGCTCGGTCTATTACAAGAACAACCTCAAGACGCAGGTTCGGATCGTGGAAATGAACCCTGCGCTGGAACGCGATCTGGGCGAATTCGTTGAGGCCGTCGCCGACATGCCACCCGCGCCTGGGGTGTCGCTGCAGCCGGATTTCGTGGCCCCCGACAAGCCCCGCTCAGACGAGGTCTTGGTCACCCCCGTGCGTGAGGGCGGGCAGGACGACTGGTCTCGCTTTGAGGGCGCCAGTGCTGCGATCGGCTATTTCATCCGCATGGTCCATGACGGGCGGCTGTCAAAGGACGAGGGTTGGGAGGCGATCTGCGGTTACAACGCCGCAATGCTGCGCCCGCAGTGGCCGGTGGAGCGGCTCAAGCGCGAGTCCGAGCGGCTCTGGGCCCTCCATGTCGAAAGGCACGGGGCCCCCCTGATCCGCCTCGACAGCGCGGCCCCTGTGCCGAATGAGATGCCAGCCTTCACGCTGGGGGCGCTGCTGGACGACGCGAGCCCGATGCCCGCCGACATCATCGCACCGCGCGTGCTGACACCGGGCGGGTTGTTGGTGCTGGGTGGCGCGCCCAAGGTCGGCAAGAGCGATCTGCTGATCTCCTGGCTTGTGCATATGGCCGCTGGCGTGTCGTTTCTCGACTTCACACCGCCGCGTCCGCTGCGCGTGTTCTACCTGCAGGCCGAAATCCAGTATCATTACCTGCGCGAACGAATGAAGCAGATTTCGCTGCCGCAAAGGGTTTTGGCTGGCGCGCGCGACAACCTGGTCGCGACACCGAAGCTGAAGATGCTGCTCGATACGGAAGGCAGCATGCGCGTGGCCGAGGCCATTCGGCGTGTCTTCCCTGCCGATCCCGTCGACATCATCTGCATCGATCCAATTCGCAACATCTTTGATGGTGGGCCCGACGGCGGTGGTGAAAACGACAACGGCGCGATGATGTTCTTTCTGAAGGACCGGGTCGAAGTTCTGCGCGACCACATCAACCCTGACTGCGGCGTGATCCTCGCCCATCACACGAAAAAACTCAGCAAGCAGCAGGTCAAGGACGATCCCTTTCTGGCGCTCTCCGGGGCCAGTGCGCTGCGCGGGTTCTACACCTCGGGTCTGATCCTGCACCGTCCCGACGAGGAAAGCCCCCAGCGTAAACTGGAGATCGAGTTGCGCAATGGGCCTGCGTTGGCACCCAAGCTGATCGACAAGGTCAAAGGTGAGTGGGTGGAGATCAATCCAATGAACGAGTGGCTGGTTCGGGTCGATCTTGGAGCAAAACACGATGCCGAGCGGGATCGAAAAGGTGAGGTGATTGTCACCATTCTTATGAACGAAGCCATGCAGGGCAAAATGTATACCATGACCCAGTTTGCTGAGGGCTTTGAGAATAAGGCGAGCCTCAGCGGCGCATCAGGAATTCGCGCTCGGTTGAACGTGCTCACGACCAAGGGCGTCGTAAAGTTTGTAAAAGCTGATGCGGCTACCGAAATTGGGCTGCCGCCCGATAACAGCAAATACGGCTACCTTTGCGTGGAGCATATGATTCTCGCAAGCGGGGTGGAGACCGTCGATGCGGACACTGGAGAAGTGCTGCCCGAGGCAATCCAAATCCTGCCCAGCCATTACAAATGCGCTCAAACCGGAGCTGTCCTGCCAGTCGAAAACCCGGCCGTTTGGGTCTATGCGGAGGGCGCAAATCCATGACTATTTCCCTCAGAACCACATGCGAAATTTGGACCACTTGGAGCCAAATTTGGACTTTTCAGGCCAAATTTGAACTCTTTAACAAATTTGAAATCTGGCTTTTTACGTATGGTTTCAATGTCTTAAAGGGTCAATTTCAAATTTCTCTGGGGGGCCGGCCAAATCTGATGAGAAATTTGAAATACACGAATAATTTCAATACCTTATGCCAAATTTCATATTTCAAAAAAAGTACCCCTAAGGGGGTAGGTGACCTCCCCGCTAAACGCGGGAGGATCACCACCTACCCCTGGGCATCGTTCTGGGACCCAAGTCTTGGACCGAACCCAAATCCGACGACGGCGGCCAGTACCGCCAAGCATCAACCGCCGTCGTCTTCCACCCGAGCAACTAACCCAAAAAGGAGACCACCCATGGCTGACCTGACTCTGCGTGCCACGACCGGCGGCGCAAGACCTGAATCGTTGCTGCCGCCGCAAACGGCCCGTACAATCCTTGCCCTCGACCTCGGCACCACCACCGGCTGGGCCTTGCGCGGCTATGACGGGCTGATCACCAGCGGCACCGCCAGCTTCCGGCCCGGTCGTTTCGACGGTGGCGGCATGCGCTACCTGCGCTTCATCAACTGGCTGACCGAAATCGACAGGCTGTCCGGGCCCGTCGGCGCTATCTGGTTCGAAGAGGTCCGGCGCCACGCCGGTACTGACGCAGCCCACGTCTACGGCGGCCTCATGGCGACCCTGACCTCATGGGCCGAGCTGCGGGGCGTGCCCTATCAGGGCGTCCCGGTGGGCACGATCAAGAAATTCCTGACGGGCCGTGGCAATGCCGACAAGCTCGCTATGATCGCGGCCGCCCGTGCGCGCGGATTCAGCCCTGCCGACGACAACGAAGCTGACGCCATCGCCATCCTGCTGTGGGCACTGGAAACCCACGGAGGTGCGCGATGACCGGCATGCGCTTCACGCCCAAGGGCTACGGCGGGCACCGCCGCCAGCCTGACGAGGTCAAACGGGACGGCTGGAAGGAACAGGGATTGCTGGCTGTCGCCATCGACGATGACCGGCTGACCTGGCCTGAGCGAGAGCTCATTCGCCAGCTTGGCGAGAAACTCTATGGCAAGCGGCCCGAAGGGCAGGGGGTGCGCCATGGCTGACTGGACCCCAAGCATCGTCGAAGCTCGACTGGCCGAAGCCGCATGGGTTCTCAAGCGCATACCTGAGCCGCGCTTGTCGGGATACTTCAGCACCTGGCCCGCGTTCGCCTACAGCTTCGCGGACAAGGTCGAACAGGAACCCAAGCCCATGCGCGTCCTGCCATCGCCCAAAGCCATCAGCCGAATGGAGGAGACGCTGACCTGGACGGTGGGCCTTGACCCAATCGACGGCAAGATCATCTGGTTGCGTGCCTATGGGACGCGGTGGAAGGAGATCTGTTTTGCTGTGGGTTTGCAGCGATCCGCTGCCAATCAGCACTGGCTTTTTGGGCTATCCGTCATCTCGCTGCGGCTTAACAACCGTCGGTTCAACCGCAACCTTTCGAAGCAGGAGGTAATCAAACTGGCAGGTGCGGCGTAAGGGATCGTGCGGGATAGGAAAGTGTCCGCTGGACACTTTTCGAAGGGACAAATTTGCTCCAAGGCCTTATGTATTTGATATGCTCGGGAGAGGCGCGTGCAGAGGACTGCCCGTGCAAACGATCTCCGGGTGGATACCGTGGTGGACCCCAGAGTCCGAACCGGAATCCAGCCGGGGTCCACCCCCTAAGCCATTGTTTTCCGGTTCCTTTCCGGCCGAAAACGTATACGGGGGGGCGCAGCGCGGCATATCGCTAGCGTCAGAGCGATTTTTTTGGGAGTCCACCCCTAGTGGAATCCACCCCAAAACCCAAAAATAGCACAACAAAACAGACACTTGGTTGGTGGACTCCGGGGTGGATACCCTGGACTCCGGAGTCCAGCTTGAAGCCAGTGGAATCCAACATGGATTCCGCAGCCGGAGTCCACCCCGAAAGCCAGCCATTCCTGCAACAGGACGCAACTCATGACCCTCGCCTTTGCTCCCGACCGCATCGAAATGCGGCCGATCAGTCAATTGCAGCCCTACGCGAAGAACGCGAAGCTGCACGGCGCGGATCAGGTTGCCAAGATCGCCGCCAGCATGGCCGAGTTCGGCTGGACCGTGCCCTGCCTTGTGGCTGAGGACGGCGAACTGATCGCGGGACACGGGCGGGTTCTCGCCGCCACGCAACTTGGCCTGACCGAAGCGCCAGTGATCGTGTTGGGGCACCTGACCGAGGCCCAGCGTCGGGCTTACCGGATCGCGGACAACAAGCTGACGGAACTCGGGACCTGGGATGAGGCGCTGCTCTCGGCCGAACTGAACGAGTTGCTGGCCGAGGATTACGACCTGTCGCTCATTGGGTTCGATGGTGCCGAACTCGAGGCACTGTTGGCCGGAGAGGTCGATCCTGAAACCGCCTCCCGCGAGGGCGAGGACAATGTTCCCGAACCGCCTGAAACCCCGATCAGCCGACCCGGCGATCTCTGGGTGCTTGGCAAGCATCGGCTGCTCTGCGGTGATGCGACCGTGGCCACCGATGTGGAACGCCTGCTGGGTGATGTTCAGCCCTTGTTGATGGTCACCGATCCGCCTTACGGCGTCGAATACGATCCCGGCTGGCGAAACAAGGCAGGTGCCGCTGCGACCAAGCGCACCGGAAAGGTGCTGAATGATGACCGGGCTGACTGGCGCGAGGCCTGGGCGCCGTTTCCCGGCGACGTCGCCTATGTCTGGCATGGTGCGCTGCACGCGACCACGGTTGCCGACAGCCTGATTGCATCAGGCTTCAACATCCGATCGCAGATCATCTGGGCAAAAGACCGTCTGGTGCTGAGCCGCGGCGATTATCATTGGCAGCACGAGCCGTGTCTTTATGCCGTCAAAAAGACTGGCAAGGGCCACTGGGCGGGCGACCGCAAGCAGACAACGCTGTGGCAGATCGCCAACAGGGACCAGGATGCCGAAACCGTCCATGGCACGCAAAAGCCGGTCGAATGTATGCGCCGGCCCATCCTGAACAACTCGAGCCCCGGGCAAGCCGTCTACGAGCCCTTCATGGGATCGGGCACGACGCTGATCGCGGCGGAAACGACAGGGAGGGTGTGCTTTGGGATCGAATTGAACCCGGCTTATGTCGATGTCGCCGTGGAGCGGTGGCAACAGTTCACAGGCAAGGAAGCCGTTCTCTCCGGCTCGGGCGAGACCTTCAACAAAATCAAGAACAAAGACGATTGAGGCATGAATGACCTGGCTGTACATCCCTCTGGCCGCGTTGCTGGAACCGCAGACGCATGCCTCTTCGGCCTGTCCCTCTGTTCCGGCGCAGGCGGTCTCGACCTCGGGCTCACCATCGCCATCCCCGGATATCGAACTGTGGGCTATGTCGAGCGGGAAACCTTTGCTGCAGCCACTCTCGTGGCGCGGATGGAAGACGCGGCCTTGGATCAGGCTGTTATCTGGGACGACGTTGCCACCTTCGACGGCCGACCGTGGCGCGGCGTGGTGGATCTGGTCAGTGCGGGCTATCCCTGCCAGCCATTTTCAGTCGCGGGCAAACGCCTCGGCACCGAAGACCCACGCCACCTCTGGCCACATGTCGCCCGCATTATCGGAGAGATCAAACCACCGTTCGTCTTCCTCGAGAATGTCGCCCATCATCTCCGCCTCGGCTTCCCCGAAGTCGCCAGCGGACTGGTCGGCATGGGCTACCGCCTTGCGGCAGGCCTCTTTACGGCGGCGGAAGTCGGTGCGCCCCATCGGCGCGAGCGCCTGTTCATCCTCGCCATCCGCGAGGGCGACGCGCTGGCCGACCCCGCGCGCCTGCTCTGGGATCCGCTCGAGTGGCGGGAACCGGACGGAAATGATGCGGCTGTGGCCGACGCCTCGCGCGAGTGCCAACGAGAACCGGCAGACCAGGCCGACACCTTCGCAGGAAGCGGGTCAGCATGGGATGAACTTGGCGACAACGGCTGCGCTTTGGCCCACGCCGCAGACCGACAGTTTCCGCAGCCGGGGTGGCGAGCGGAGAGCGGAGAAAGGCCTGGACGGCATGGCGCGGGACTGGCCGACGCCGATGGCGAACGACGGCTGCAAGCCGAGCGCAGGCAATCGCAAGACGGCCGACCTGACCCATGCCAGCCGCATGTGGATGACGCCGACGGCGCGCGACCACAAGGACGGGGCGACGACATTGGCGAACACGCCGGTCAACGGCCTGCTTGGCCGCCAGGTCCTGGTGACGAAGGTGGCTGGGAGCGATACCTGCGATGTGCGCCGGACCTTGAACCCGCTGTTCGTCGAGGCGCTGATGGGTTGGCCCACCGGGTGGACCGGCTTCGCCTCTGTGGCAACGGTGTGGTCCCCCTGGTTGCAGCGCATGCGCTCAGAACTCTGGCAGCTGAACTGCTGGCCGATGGATGAGGTGGCGGGGTGAAGCAGTCCCGCACCATGTCGCTGGTCGAGGCAGCGACGAACGTCGTGGTCGGTTATGTGCTGGCGATCGCCGCCCAGCTGCCGGTGTTTCCTTGGTTCAGTATCAAGGCCACGCTGCATGAACATCTGGTGATAGGACTGGTCTTCGTGATCATATCCTTGGCCAGATCTTATGCGCTGCGGCGATTGTTTGAAACAATTGCGGTGGTTGGCGTTACGCGACATAATTCAAAGAATGACAGCATCTGATGAGCCAGCGAAAAAACTGAATCCTGCGAGACCGATCGTGGTAGCGGACGAGCCTCGTCGGCTTTTGCCGAGTAACCTCGGCTTGTCACTCCAATACGCGTCAGATGATGATTTGGAAAAGCTTCGGGATGCTGTGCTCCAAGAAATGAAGCGCCGGAACCTACCTCAGAAAGCAGCCCCGGTGGCCCCTGATAAGCGGCGGATAGGTAAGGTCGATAGTACCGCCCATGATCTGACACGATCCCAGGTCAGCCTCGTGCGGTCATCGATTGAGGCAGGGGTCAAACCATCCGTGCTGTCAAAGCAGTTTGGCATCAGCCTCGCTGCAATCCGGGCGGTATTGGCCCAGCAATGACAATCTGTCGCTGGGCAGGACAGTCAGGTTGCTCCAACGGGAGTTGTCCAGTGTGGCCGTTCTGCGGGTTGACCTAAAACGACCTCAGTGATTTATGCTCCGCGTAAATAAGGGAGCCGATGATGACGATACCACAGCAGGATATACGCGATCGGCTTGCCAAGTTGGAAACGCTGTTTGCCCGTGGTGCGACAGAGGGAGAGCGCGCTGCGGCGGGCGCAGCGCTCGAGCGTATGCAAGCCCGGCTGGATTCGGGTGGCAAAGCGGCAGCGGAACCGGAGATTGAGCTGCAATATTCTCTTCCCGACGTCTGGGCGGTTAAACTGTTTGTGGCGCTATGTCGGAAACATGAAATAAAGCCTTATCGCTATCCTCGACAGCGGCGCACCACGGTTATGGTTCGGGTGCGCCAAAGCGAATTTGAACGTACGATTGCCGCAGAGTTCCAAAGCCTACACCGTGAGTTGACCGGGTATTTCAGCGAAATGGTGGAGCACCTGATTGGGAATGTCATGAAATCAGATGGTGACGACGAGACATTGGAGCAGCGTCAGATCGGAAGCTAGACATCGGCGCCACGACGTTTCCAAGTCAGGATAAACGGTACACCCGCCCTCTCTCGTCAATCTTCCCAGAGGTGACTTTCAGGCCAAGCTTTTTCTTCAAAACGCCTGAAATTACGCCACGCGTTGTGTGATGTTGCCAGTCAAGGGTGGTGGCGATTTCATCGATGCTTGCACCCCGCTCGGCCTGAAGCATCGCTATCAATGTGTCCTGTTTGCTGCCGGTGTGTCTGCGGAGAGGTTCCCATGTGGGATTGCCTGCAACCCCTTCGGTTGCTGGCGCGTTGGTGATGCCAAGCACCACATACCCCTGCAATGCTGCACGCAAGGTAATAGGCCCGCGATCCGCATCGTGTCGCCAGACCGTGTCGGGATCCGCGGCGACGATCTCCTCGATCAACCCGCGCTTGAGCAGGCTCTTGCAGACATTGCCCACAGCACCGCCCTTGAGGCTGGCGGTGATAGGGAACACCATCCCGTCTTCGCGGGCGCAGGCTGCGGACAGAATGACGGATTGGGCATCGGACAGATTAATTTGGGTCATGACGGTCTCCGGTTAACAGGCGACGCGACATACGCCACCTTCTACCGGGTGAAGCCCACCAATGGCGGGTTTACCTTGCGTCGGAGGCAAAAGCTCACTCGGCGTGTTCGCCTTCTTTGAACGCGCTGTCGCTGATCTGGCGCAGCAGGCTGGCGTAGTGGTTCAGGGTGCCAACATGGCCCCAGTTGATCTCGTCGGGGTTGGCCTCGAAATGGTCCACGCTGAGGGTTGTCAGGCGTTCGAGCATCGCGTCGATCTCGACCTTCGCGGCGAGGAAGGCGTTGAGGGCTTTTGAATTGTCGGTGGCGCGGCGGGTCATCTTGGTGGCTCCTTGAGCGAGTTGCATCGTTTTCCTGTGAAAATCATTGCTCTGATGGGGTGATTATCGTAGTCAATTCAGAGCAATAACATTGCTTTCTGATGACTTGGCTCGGTTGGTGGCATCCACCCAGCCACCGTCCTGCCAGAGATAAAGGTGGCACAGCTCGCAGGTCGGATGTGGCAGGATTTGCGGCGCGCGGGGCGGATCGAAACAATCGAGGGCGTCCGCGCGGACTTGCCGGATTTCTTTTGCGGCGAGGATGTCCTCGGGCGTCCAGCGCGCCAGTGCGGGCAGCATGTGGCTGGGGTAGCCATCGTAGTGGCAATAAACATGGGCCCAAGCGTCGGGACCGATTTGGATGGCGATCTGCGCGCGTGTGCTCATGTTTCTGCTCTCCCTCAGATCAGGTGCAAGCTGGCCAGCACAGCGCTGGCTGCGGCGAGCTGGGTGGTCGGCAGCTCAATCTTGAGATGCGAGATCACGTCCGAGGCTTCGGCGGTGATCCCGTCTTCGCGCAGCGCGGCCTCGATGGCCTCGGCGACGGCGTTCGGGCGCGAGCGGTCGAAGTGTGCAGGAAGCGCTGCGTGGTCTATGCGGATGGTTGTGATTGCGGTCATGATCTGGTCTCCGGTCAGGGGTGATTTCCTGATCCTAGAATCGCTCCATCGCAGGGTTTAATCAACTCATTTACAAGCAATATCATTGCTTTATGAAAGACAAAGGGTGTGCGATGCAAGGCATGAGCGAGCGCCAATATGCCGCCCACGTTGGCCTGTCACGGGGCGCCATCCAGAAAGCTAAGGAGGCGGGGCGGTTGGTTCATCACGCCGATGGGTCGATTGATGTGGCCGCGTCCGATGTGCACCGCGCGGCGATGACGGATCCTGCCAAGCAACGGGGCGAGGCAAAGAAAGCGCTGCTACCCGCACCCAAACTAAAGCCGGTCCCCGACACCGCGGTATCGACCGTGGGTGAGACATTGCGCGAGGAAGGGTTGCCCGCCCCAGTCACTGGCGGCGGCACAACCTTCCTGCAGGCAAAGACCGCCAACGAGGTGCTGAAGGCGCAGGAGCGCAAGCTGAAGCTGGC